GCCAAACCTCCGAAGGTAAGATACATCTAAAATGACCGACACTCATATCGTGCGCGGGACGGAGATTCGTTGGCGCATGAATTTCTACGACGAAGACAGAAACCCAACATCTCCCCCTAGTGTAAACCTTTATATTGCCTATAAACAAAACGGCCAAGAGAAAACCGATGTTATCGGAATGACTGGCGGGCAAAACGGCGGGTTTACGGCTGAGTGGGATAGCTCCGTCGCGGATGCTGGATATGTCTATTGGCACGTTCGTGCATCCGGGTCAGACCCACAAGCTGTAGACGGCAGATTCGTTCTTCTCGCCAATCCGGCTAACCCAAAGCCTTCATAACAACAATTATCTTTAGGGGGTTTACCATGCGGCGCTACGCAGTGCGCAGGCCACGGCTCGTTGTCTGTAATGAGGATGATCTTTATTGGCAGGACATCTTTTCGCCTATGATGCCGATGGTTTATGAGAGCCCCGATGATTACGAAGACACCGGACTGATTGATTCGGATGGAAACGAGATAATTCGTTTTGTTGGTGTTCTGCCAATTGGTTTTTTAGCAGATCACTCTGAAGAATGAGGCGACCGGGACCGCGACGGGTTGCATTCGGCGTTCGCAGTCCCCTAAGTCCATGTAGAGCGCGCCCGGTTCTCTCGCACCGGGCGCGCATGTTTTCAAAGGATTTTTTAGATGGCGAAAGGCGCTGGCTTTTTCTACGATGAAGTTACCCGCTTCTCTCGTATGATCCGTGCTGCTGTTGATCTCAGAGATCGCACGCGGCGCACCACTATTGATTGGCGCGGCTCTGCAATGCGTATGATGGGCCGTGGTTATCGAGAGCGTTTCTATAGCGCGAGACTTGGGAGATACAATAGCAGGAGATTCTATAAGAACACGCTTGGCGTGGTGTAATAAAAGAGAACAACATGGCGTTAATCGTTAGGACACCACGAATTAGACACATGAGGCGCAGAACTCTTGAGAGCTTCAAGCGTTCGCGCCGTTTTATGGCATGGCTTGAATACCATGCCGATAGAACCGAAGATCGCGCGGTGGAAATTGAGACCGGTGCGGGGTTTACCGCTGAGGCCGAAGTTGATCCCGCCGAGCAGGGTAACGAGGAATAATTCTCACCAATCCTTTTAACTCAATTACCGGCGCAAGCCGGTTTTTTATTTCAACCCAATTCCCGTTGGGCCGCGATGGCAGACGGGGCCTCTTTTCATCAATCAAAGAGTCCTGGGCCGCGATGGCAGGGACGGAGCGCGGACGCGAGGTCCGCAGAGGTAGAGAGATCATGCCTTTTGATTTTCCTTTCAACGTTAGCAACATCGAAGACGTACCCGAGAAATATCGCCCCTTCTACGAACGCGAGGGAGAAGAGGGTGATTTTTTCCTTGATGCTGAGCTGCACGCAAAGATCACGAAGCTGGTCGAAAGTCTTGAGAAAGAGCGCAAGCGTGCAAAGGATGCTGCTCGCGAAGCTAAAGCATGGGCTGAGCTTGGCGAATCTCCGGATGCCGTAAAGGCTCAAATTGAGGCTTTGAAAGCAGCTCACGCCGAAGAGATCGAGAGGCTGAAAAAGCTCATAGATGAGAAAGGCGACGCCAAGGAAAAATTCGATAAGCTTCGGCAGGACTTGCTGAAGAGCCACGCTGAAGAGCTGGCTGCAAAAGATGCGGAGATTGCCCAAATGAAGGCGACGCTCCGTAAGCACATTGTTGAGTCCGCCGCCAAGAGCGCAATCGCTGAAGCTAAGGGTAAGGTCAAGCCGCTTCTGCCGTATGTCCTCCAGAAAATCGACATGATTGAGGAGAACGGCAGCTACCGAGCCGTCGTGCTCGATGAAGACGGCGAGCCACGTCTTACACGCGACGGAAAGGAGATGGACATTCGCGCTCTCGTAGAAGAGCTGAAAGCCGATCCGGAGTTTCAGCCGCTATTTGAGGCGCAACAGGTTTCCGGCTCCGGAGCGAGATCAACCGTCGGTGGATCATCCTCGACACTAGGAGTCTCTTACAATCCTTGGAATCCCAAAACCCGTAATTTGACGGAACAAATGAAGCTGGAGAAACAGAATCCAGTTTTGGCCGAACGCCTGAAACGGCAGGCTTTAGGCATTTAATTGGGCTTCCAAGAAAAGTTTTTCAAAAGGGAATTTTTCAGGAAGTCATAAATGGCCCACAATCCTACTCAGTTTGCAGATATGATTATCCCGGAGCGCTTTAATGATTATATCATTGAGCGCACCGCGGAGCTTAGCCGCCTTCGCAATTCGGCCATGGTCACCGACATGAGTGATCTTCTCGGTGACAAAATGGGCGGCACGACTGTCAATATGCCGTTCTTCAAGGATTTGAGCGGCGACGACCAGCTTGTTGACGATACTCAGGACTTGGAAATCAGGAGCATCGCAACGGGTTCGGACATTGCCCCCAAGCTCTACCGCGCGCAAGTCTACGGCGCTACGGACCTGTCTGCGGACCTGTCCGGCGCTGACCCGATTGGTGCGATTGTGGAGCTGTTCGCGGAGTATTGGGCGCGCACCGAAGAGAAGATTCTTCTCAAGGTTCTCGCGGGTGCTATGTCCACCCCTTCTATGTCGGACAACGTTCTCGACATCTCCAATCTGGAGGGCGCTGCCTCCGTGTTCGACGCTGAGTCGTTCCTTGATGCGACGGCCAAGCTTGGTGACCGGCAGGACGATCTTGCCGCTGTTGCCGTCCACGGCGACACCTACTCGCTCATGAAGAAGCTTGACCTTATCGACTACATCTCCGATTCGGAGGCGAAAAAGGTCATCCCCACTTACATGGGCCACCTGCTGATCGTTGACGACAGCATGCCGAAGTCGCCGGAGGGTGTGTATGACACCTACATCTTCGGCAACGGCTGCATCGGCTTTGCTCAGGCAGCTCCGAAAAATCCTGTCGAGTTTGGCCGTGACCCCCTGATCAACGGCGGTCAGGATTATGTCGTGCATCGCCGGTTCTTCGTGATGCACCCACGTGGCATCAAGTGGAAGGGCACGCCTGCCAAGGCTACGCCAGACGACACCGAGCTTTCTACCCCTACCAATTGGGAACGTGTGTACGAGAACAAGAACATCAAGATTGTCAAGTTCCGTCACAAGCTCGTCGCTTCCTAATTTTGAACTGAGGCGGGCCATAGCCCGCCTCTTTTTCTAACATCGGATAGTCATGCTTCCCAATCCTGAAGTTTTGAAACGTTATCGCGGCTGGAAAGATCGCCAAGCCGCGGCTCGCATACGCCAGGAAAAGTTGCGCGAGAAAATGGAAATTGAGCGCATTAGGCGCGTATATTACGACGCTGTAGCTAGTGGCAAGTCCCCGAGCGAGGCAGCGAAGATAGCTCATAAAGGAAAGCTGGAATTGCAAGAGCCGGAAAATAAGGCTCCCGAGAACGCAACTCCGGAAAACGAGAGCAAGGAACCGGAGCGCAACGATACTCCGGAAAACAATGAGCAAAAAGAGATCAATTTTGATGAGCTGAGCAATGCAGAGCTTCGGGAAGCTCTGCAACTCAAGGGCTACGATGTCCCTAAGACTACCGCTCGCGTTCGTCTTATTGAACTTTATAAACAGCACGTAATTGGTGAGTGATGCTTGTTGCAGTCGCAAACGCCAAGGATAGCCCCTTTGGCGTTGTATTCTTCACGGGGCAAATGAGTGTCTGCCGTTTGGAGGATGGTACCCTGGGCGTCAAACCCCAAACTTCTGCTGACCCATCCGATGCCTACAAATTCCTTGGCTACCGTGAGGCGCGCGACCTGCTAGAGCATTTCCGTATGGACCAATTTCGTGTCGAGAACATGAAAGAGGTTTTGTATTAAGGACGATGGCCAAATTGCCCTTCCGGAGCTTCGGCGCAACCTGAGGATGATGACTAATGGCATACGCTACCGCAAGGGATATTGAAACAATCTACGGCAAGGAAATTTTGGACATCGTTGCCGACCGCTCGAATACCGGACGCCAGGACGTTGATGCGGTGCAGGCCGCGCTGCAGGTCTCCGAAGACGAGATCAACAGCTACCTTGGCTCTCGCTATGCTGTGCCTCTCAATCCGGTGCCTCCGTACATCCGGCAGATGTGTGTTGACTTCACGGTGTACCGCTTGGCGCTAGATGCAGCGCCACGAAGCGATGAAATGCGGCTCCGTTATCTCGACCACATCTCATATCTCAAGGATGTGGCTACCGGCAAAGTGGACTTGCCAGGATATATCGACAGTGGGGGCAGGGGCAGCGATAGCGACGGGACGAACACGCTTGGTCCGGGCGCGAAGATACTCGCGTCTAAGAGGGGATAATGAAGGTAAAGGTTGAGATCGAGGGCCTAGAGGAAACGCAACGTGCCATATTTGAGCTGAGCGACGGCTTTGATCGCACGTCCCTCATGGAAGCCGTTGGACGCGCTGGCGTCGAGATGATCAGGAGACGCATCCGGAGCGAAAAGAAGTCACCGAGCGGAAAGTCTTGGCCTGAGAACCTGGATGGCACTTCCACGCTCTACAGGACTGGTGAGCTTCATGACTCCATCCACTTTGAGGCTAGCGACGATTCGGTTTCCGTTGGCACGGATTGGCCCTATGCCTCAATCCATAACTACGGATACACGATCCGATCCGAAAACCTCATGGTTTTCCGTTCAGGCGGCAGATGGTGGCGCACGCATCAAGTCGAAATTCCACAGCGCGAATTTATGGGATGGTCCGACGACAACGTTCGGGAACTTGAAAAGGTTGTCGAAAAGCATGTTGATGATTGGCTGGCGAAATGGAGCAATTAAAGACAAGGCTTGTTGAGTATCGCCGCACCATTTGCAGGGTTTTGAAAGAGGAAGTTCCGGACCTCCGTGACGTAGCTCCACATGCCGGACCTTTCAACATAGAAGCAGTCAAGCGCTTCTCTATGATAACTCCCGCGGCGCGGGTGATCTTTCTCCATATGAGAAAAATCAGGCTCAACAACATTGGGCAGATCATCGGTCCGGCGACAATGGCCGTGGCGCTCATCACAAAAGACCCAATGATAAACAAGGGATTTGAACCGGCCATTGATCTAGCTGAGCGAGTTGCTGACGCTGTTCTCCTAAACACGTGGGGCTTGGACTATTGCGCTGGCGCTATCGTTAGAGAAATTGAGCCGATCTATTCCGAGCAAATAGACAAGATCGGCGTTGCTTGCACGATGGTGACATTCACTCAAGAGGTCACGATATGCCGTGACCGCCACGCCGAAGACGAGCGCAAAGAACACCTTTGGGGATTTTACCCCGACGTTCCAAAACAGGTGATCCAAAATCTTGAGGGTGACTTGCCGCCCATTGAGGATGACCTATGAGCAATATCCTTCCTGACCTAATTTCTGAGCTTGTCCGCCGCGTCACCGATGCTGAGCGGCGGCTAAACAACGTTATGCGACCGGCCAGAGTTTCTAAGGTCAATCCGCAGAATGGCCGAGTAGAAGTGAATTACGCTCTTGATGAGAATGGGCAGGATGTTGGCTCGATAGAAATTCCCTGGACTGAACGTGCCGGATCAATCCGCACCTGGATGCCACCGAAGAAAGACGAGCAGGTTATAATCTTTTCTCCTGGTGGCGAGATTGGCGAAGCATCGTGGATTCTTCCGGGCGGCTTTTCCGATCAATTCAAGCAGCCGCACGACAAAGAAGACGAATACAAAATGCAGATCGGAAACACCTACATCATCCACAAGAAAGACGGCGTGGAGTGGAATGTTGATGGCACGTTCAAGGTCAAGGCGAAAAAAGTTGAATTTGAAAAGAGCGGCAGCGGCGGCCAACAGGGCAGTGGAGGGTTCGGCGGTACGCCGATGGCGAATTAAATGAGCTTTCCCGTTGTTGTGGCGCGTCTACCCGGCCTTCAGGAGCTTCAGCTAACATCACACTACATTCCCATCCCATCTGGCCAGCGCTACGAGCTTATTCTCGTCACATTCACATCACTTGGCAACGTAACAATAGATGTTGCTACTGGCTCCGGATGGAAAAAGGTAGGGCAACTTAACCGCGTAAGCAACGTTACGGGCGCTATCTTCTACAAGATAGCGGATGGTAACGATGAACTCGTATTGTCAACTAGCAGTGCTCAGAAATCCGCCTGGGTAGTGCATCGCATAGCTGGTGGATTGGGCGTTTCAGGAACGCCTGTAGATCATGGCGGATCGGCCAACATAAACCCACCTGAGCACGATACCGGCATTGAGCGCGATTACCTATGGATCGCTACATACCATAGCTACGATTCCGTTCCGACAGCCATACCATCGGATTTCAACAATCCGATGTATGCCGCTGGTGTAAGTGAATCGGAAGCTCCTGTTGTGATGACTGCTGAGCGGCTGCTCAAGGCAGATAAGCTTGATCCAGGCATATTTACCGCCAGCGGAACCAACTCTCGCGTTGCATGGACCATAGCTGTTGAGCCGGTCGAGAACGTAGTCACAGCCCAACTAAAGCCAGTTGTTGCTGCTACCGCCAAGCCGAATGTTATTCGGCCACGTTCGGCGGCCCTGTCCGCTACTTCCGAAATTTCGTCCGATCCCTCCCTTTCAGCTCGATCCGTAGTCAATGGGTTGCTGGACTCATTCAGGCGCCAGGATCACGATTGGCGCATGATGTCAGTTAGCGTCTATACGCATAGGGAGATTCACTACGAAACGAGAATGATTGAAGACAGACCAAAGATAGTAGAGCGCGTAGTGACTCGGACAACGGAGATTTATGCGATTGAGTCCGACCCGTTGGGCGCTGGCGTCTCCATCCAGGTTGAGGCGGTTGATGGCAAGGTCAAGGGCATGACCCTCCATTACCTTGGCGGTTCCTATGAGATTTTCGACAGTGAGCTGCTAGCGCTGTTGAGACAGAAGGGGCGGCAAGCGAGCTTGGACCTTCAGGCTCACATGCTTGAGGTTCTGTATAGCGATCCTGTCATTGAGGATGATGGCGCTGATGAGTAAGGCGCTTTATGGTGCAGCGCGCCAACACGTTGACTTGGCGCGCGGCAATCAAATCTCCGAACGTCAAAACTTTGTCTATGTGGAGGGTAAGCGCTGGATCGTAAAAGGCGATCCCAACAAGCCGCACATGCCGCCTCCACATACGCCGAAACCGGACAGAATGGTTGAAGGCTCTTCATTTATTTACATCAACGGCATTCCGGTTTGCCGAGAGCAACATAAGGCCGGTTGCGGGCATCCGACAACCGGATCGAAATTCATGTTCCTAGAGGATTGATCGCATGTCACACCTTCTCCATCCAGGGCTTGCGCCCGCTCATAAGTATCGCGTCGTAAAGGATGCTTGGATTTACGGGAAGTTCTTCAAGGCCGGTGAGGTTGTCGAGCTGAATGAAAAGCAGGCCAAGTATGAGCTGATGAGCGGGACGATTGAGCCGTATGAGCCGCTTCCCGAGGAATTTAGGGTTGAGAGCGAAGACGACGAGTAATGTTTTTCACAGTTTCCAACGGTATCAATCGCCACAACGGCAAAGCCATCAATGAGTGGCGTCACGTCGAACAGTCGATCCTAGATATTTTCACCACCAAGCCCGGTACGCGCGTTATGCGCCGCGACTATGGCTCCGACATCCCTGATCTAATCGACCGGCCACAGCATAGAGACCTTGTTCTTGAGGTTGCGCTTGCTGCTGGCGTTGCCCTTGATCGTTGGGAGCCGCGCTTTCGCCTAAAGGGGCTTGGTATCGAGAGAGCCGGTCCCGATGGCGTAATGGCCATAGATATTGTTGGCGATTATTACCCGCGCGGCCATTTAGGCGATTTCACGATTGTTGAGACAGATCGGGAGTTCAAGATCAGGATATGAACCCCATAGATCGTGCTTTGCGCAAAATTGGAGCAAGGGCCACAAGAATACGCAAGGAAGTGCCGTGCGGCGATTGTCATGGTGCTGGCAACAAGTCCAACGACCGTGGCTATAGCACGCCATGCGTTACGTGTGGCGGTACGGGAAAAATAAATGCCGAGATTCGTAGCAGTTGATTTAACCGGACTCAATCCGCCAAACGTAGTTGAACCGCTAGATTACGAAACGATCCTAGCCGAACTAAAAGAAGACATTATTGCAAGGCTAGACGATATGGGCATCGAATACGATGTCCACATGCTTGAAAGCGATCCCGGCGTCAAGCTTCTTGAGGTACTTGCCTATCGCGAGCTGCTGTTGCGGGCGCGGGTGAACACCGCGGCCCGCGCCGTCATGCTGGCGTATGCGCAAAGGGACGATCTTGACCACCTAGCGGCTTACTACGGAGTGAAGCGACAACTCATTCAGCCCGCGCAAGGGCCAAATCAGCCCGCGGTATGGGAGTCAGACGAGAGGCTTAGGGAGCGCGTGCAGCTCGCTCCAGAGGCATTTTCTATCGCCGGACCGGAAGGCGCTTATCGCTTCCACGCGATGACCGCTGACGTGAACATTAAGGACGTTGGCGTTCGCACGCCCTATCCGGGCGCGGTTGACGTGATTCCCCTGGTGAACGATGGGGATGGAACCCCAACAGACGAGACGCTTGATAAGGTCCGCTTAGCGCTCCGCAAAGAGGATGTTCGGCCATTGACGGATATGGTCAACGTCCGTCCACCTAACATTGTGACGTACACTGTTCATGTGGAGCTGCACCTAGCGGAAGGCCCGGACCCTCAAGTTGTTGAGAGAGAAGCTAGGGCAGCGCTAGAGGAATACACTTTTCAGCGCCACCGCGTTGGTGTGAGGGTAGCTCGCTCCAGTATTTTTCGGGCAGCTCACGTTCCCGGCGTCGAGAATGTTGTCATGGTCAGCCCAACCGAAGACGTTGATCCGGGCGAAGTTGGGGCGGCGTTCTGCACAGATATTGTCATAGATATATTCCAAGAAGACCCATTGTTGTCCGTATGATTTTAGCCGCCATCTTTTTGTGCTCTGTTCTGTCAGTTTATGACGGCGACACATTCAAGGTTCGTTGCCCGATATGGCCCGGAATAATTGCCGAAGAAAGTCTTCGGGTGCGCAATCTCGATACTCCGGAACTCAGGGGGAAATGCGAACGCGAAAAAGAGCTTGCGCAGCAAGCGAAAAAGCTCGCGCTAGAAATGCTGAAAGAGGTCGAAATTAGCAACATAGGCCGGGGCAAATACGGGCGTCTATTGGCAGATGTGCGAGTGAATATTGGTGGCAAAAAGGTTAGCTGGTCATCCTATTTGATTGGCCGCGGCCTCGGTAGGCCATACGATGGGGGTAAACGACAGTCATGGTGCAACAGCATGTAAGGCTTGCGCATCTCAGAGCTGGCGTAAAGCTCATTGTCGTTCCGAAGCGCAAACCTATTCCCTATCCCCATCTGTTGCCGCCGAACGCGACCAGATGGGAGAAGGCGCACGGATCACAAACGGGCCGGATAACGGCCATCCCGACGCCAGTTCAGGATGTGTGGCGTCATGCCTCTTGCCCGACACAGGCTTTGCCTTGGCTTGCATGGGCAATGTCTGTTGACATATGGGATAACCGATGGCCCGAAGCCCGGAAGCGCAACCTCATCTATGAAAGCTTCCGCCTTCACTTCAAAAAGGGCACGCTGTACGCGATTCGACGCTACCTCCAATATGCTGGTGCTCGTCTCGTAACGGCCTATGTGCCGCCTGACAAGGCTTTCCTCGGTCACTCAATGACCGAAGAAGAGCGCGCCGTGTGGCTGGCGCGCTTCCCGCAAATCAGGCTGTTCCCATTCCTTCAGCGTGGGGAATGGACGTATGGCGCTTTCTCCCGCGGCGCTTACAAGCTGCCCAAAACGTTCTTTGGCGACAACAACCGGACCTCATACATTTTTCCGTATAAGACGGATGCTGCCGACAGGATAGGCATTCGCGCCTTCTATTGGGATCAGGGATCGCACCCGCTAGCAACCGGCGTCAATCTGCGGATGCGCTGGATTCCCAAAGATCGCGACATCATGCAAAACATCTTGCTCAACTATGAGCAGGGATTCGTTCCGACAACGGAAACGCAATCCATGTTCCTGAGCGGCGGCATTCGCCGCCAGTTCAATCTGAACGGCAAGATGTTTCCGATCCGCGGCGAAGCGAACGCACGCATCTTCAGCGTGGTTCGCCTTGATGAGCCGATTGTGACTCCTAGTGGCGAGGTCCGCAGTTGGGCGTTGGCCCCGCGGCTGAGGCCTATGAACAACAAGCCAGAGAAGGTCTATGAGCAAGGCTCAATGACCAGAGGCATCCACATCTTTCTCGGAATGCCTGGACAATGGCTCAATCCCAAAACGAGAACGCGCCATAGGATCAAGGGATTCTTGCTTGGCTATTTGCCGGAGTCGACCGCATATCTCAGAATTCACGACCGAATCTATTTGCACGACCCCGAGAGATTGCCGGATGGGCGAAGGCCGTCCATCTACCTCAATCATTTCCGTCTGGGGCTTCCCGCATATCACGCCATCCTGGCGACAGAGATACGCGGCAAGCGCAGTCTATGGCAAGCGGGCAGATTCGTTTTTGGCTGCCTTTCAGCTTCGGATATGCGGCCACTGGCTGCGGCAAGAGATGCCATAATGCGCTCCAAATCGCAGCGCGACAAAATCTTGATGAAAACCACTTTGAACAAAACGATCACAACCAAGCTCGGTATTAGGACCACGGACGGCTATCGGTCCGGGCAGACCGCGCTTACGCTGTAAAACCGGAGAAATTACGCGACATGGAAAAGCGCGTTATTTTTAGAGATCGACAGGAGCTTCAGGCTGCAGACCTGACGAATCTTGGAGAATTTACGAAAACCGCCCTTGACCACATTGTTAAGGACGGCATTCAGGACCAAAGCGGCTGGGTTGAATTTAGCATCGTAAAAACCGGAACGGCGGAAGTCACGGTGAAGCCCGGTCGAATTTATACCGGCGGCCAAGTGTATGTATCGGAAAGCGACATTGTTTTTGATCTGCTTTCTGAGCTTCCCGCTGTTAATAAGAAATGGGTTGCCATTGTTGCCTGGGGTAGCGAGGTTGAGACCGACACACAGCCGCGGGACTTCCTCATTGACGCCACCACGGGGGCCACAGAGCCGCAAGCGGTTCCGATGCAACGCCTGCGCCGCGCCAACATTGGAACAATTGTTGGCGTCGAAGCGGCACAGCCCGCCAAGCCCATGATCCCATCTGGTAACGTCTTGCTTGGCTGGGTGCTGTTGAACACTACGGACGTTGAGTCCATCTCGATTGAGAATAAAACCAAGTTGCCGCAGGTTGCGCGCAACGCGCTTCGCCTTGATGAGC